CGTAGTCATCACAGGAGACGCAATTACGTGCGCTCTGATCCCGAGATGATATCCTACATCGCTCATGTCTACCACACTGATGCAAGATTGCCAATGTTCCGCCGCACCCACAAGACGGCTTGTCTTCGAGAGCGTTTCCTAGATTCTTGCAAGGGTTTGCCATAATTAATTTGATTTTACGCAATGTTTCAAGTTGTTCGGCGGTTGGCTGGATATTTTGCGCCGGTGGCGTCGCACCCGTAGTCGTGACGGTTGACGCCACCGTGGCAGGATCAGCGCCCCATAGCGCACGATATCGAGGGTCGTGATCGAAGAGCCAGCAGATGCGGCATGATGAATGCGCAGGTGTGTGGTTGCATGGTTTCATTCGGTCACCAATAGCCTAATTGTCCCATCAGCCACAGCGCCATAGTGCATCACAGAATTCAGTGTTGGAGGAGCGCCAGGGTTATTTAGTGTAGAGCATATCTTTACTTGCGAAGATGCTTCGTAATTGACTGGGAAAAATGTTGCACAATCAATATCGCCACCAGTTTGGTGCCAAACATCATATACACCATAATCAGAAATGTTTCCATCACTTTTTATTGTCTGGAGATGACAATCACTCAGAGTCCAGCCAGCACTTGGGCTGAATTGGAATACATATGATTTCATGTGCGAATTCAAATAAATTCTAAGATCAAATTCACAATTATATGGTGGTATATAATAATCTTTTATAAAAAATCTGCCTTGTATTTCTAAATTACGATTGCAATTAGTAAATTGAGTACTATTGCAATCTGGCACAGTTGTTGGCAATGAATATGCCCCTACATTTGCGCAAAGTACTTTTTTGGGACCAAAGGTGTCAACGACTAGGCCATCAATGTCATATACGTAGTGGATGCCGCCAGCTCCAGAAAAAGTCACAGTGTGTTCAAGATTTAGTGTTATTGATCCTCCTATACAAGTAAGTACTCCATAGTCATCGATTAATGTTAAATAATATCTATTTTTTAGCTGATACGTTGGGCAACATGTGAGAAACGGCATCGGGCAGCAATTAGCATTTGCACAACACTTCTTGCACGTCAACCGCTTACACGCTGGCGTAGCCGTCTCGCCATCCGTCGTGCCGTTGCTCTCAGGATACGAGCACGAGCAGCCCGTCGAGCATGTGCCATTACCGCCAGAGACCTTGATCCATTTTTGTAATTCTGCGTACCAGCGCCATGTGCATGTCCCGGTGCAGGGCTGCTCGGTTGTAGTTGTCGTTGTGGTCGACGAGGTTGTGGTGCCAGTGCCCGTAGTCGTGGTCGTCGTTGTCGGCGGCGCAGTGCTTGTCGTGCTAGTCGAGGTGCTGGTTGTTGTGGTCGTAGTGGCTGGAGTGCCTTGACACGGGAGCTTCACCTGCTGCCCTTGAGACGTTCCGGAAAAGGATGGCGCCGGCGGGCAATAACACCCGGCATTTGTGCAATCGGAAAACAAAAATATCCAATGGTCGGCGACTCCCATCTCGCCTTGCGACCAGCTCCATGTACAGCCACTACATCCGGGTGGACCTGTCGTGCTTGTCGTTGTGCTCGAGGTGGTCGAGCTAGTCGTGGTCGATGATGAGCTACTCGAGGTCGTCGTTGTCGGTGGCGCAGTGCTAGTAGAGCTGGTTGTCGTAGAGCTAGTCGTGGTCGATGATGAGCTGCTCGAGCTTGTCGTGGTCGATGATGGCGTGCCCTCGCAGGCTACGGTCGCGACGTATCCGTCATATGGGCCTTCCGCCCCAGGTGGAGGCCCACACGTACAACCACTCTCGCACGTGTTAAATCCGCCGGGATACCATGCCTCAGCTCCAGCGTCCCAGTAGTATGTGCATTGGCCAACGCATCCCGGCATATTTCACCTATAGCATGTGTACGTACATTGCCCTCACGGCGATGCCGTCGTAGTAGTACTGGTAGTCGTCGGTGCCGCGGTACTGGTCGTCGTGGTTGTTGTACTGCTAGTCGTGCTGCTAGTCGTGGTGCTTGTCGTAGTCGTCGTCGTCGTGGTAGTCGTGCAGAAATACGCCCCCGGCACGCATATCGTCGTGTACTGAGGCGTGATGGTGCCATCGACGCAGGAGATGGATGACACGTAGTCATAGCTCAGATTTGCGCCACCACCACTGCCCGAGAGATCGATCATGTACACGGCATCACCACTCGGCCCAGTGCCCGCATAGCGTGCTAGGTATCTTTGCACTGCCGGTGTACTGCCATTGATGTCCTTGATTTTGATAGCAAGCCCATCGACCCATACGTCAGTCGATGACTCATACTCCATGATGAATCCGGGATAGAGCCCCGACGATGGCGTTGTCGAGGTGACACGGATCACATGCACCGTAGGGTAGCCGCTGCTCGTGATCGGCTGGCCGTTGCGGCTGCGATTGGTCAGATTGCCCGCCTCATACTCTCTTAAGAGCGTGGCGAGTCGTGCGACTGACTGATCGTCTAGGAGATAGCCTGCCATTGCCTACGGGCCTCCTAGAGTGACGGGAACGTGACGCGTGGGTAGACATGGTACGTGAGCGGGATGGGTGTACCGCCAGCAGCCAGTGGTTGGCCTGCACCGTCAAGATTGACGGGCACCGTCACGTTGACTCCATTGATGTCGATCGGTTTTCTCGCCCCGCCTGATTTTTTAAACATTCCCATGTCATTGACCACATATGCCCATCCGTTAGGTCTGTATTCAAATACAAGCGACCAGCGCCAGTAGCTGACGTTGTTTTCATAAACTAAATTGGCGCTAACGCTATTAAGCTTGACCAGCGCTGTACCGCAGACGTATGGCCCGATGGTGTAGCTCGCCGCGTTGATGCTGCCAATGGCACCGATCCATGCCGCTGATGGCGAGCTAGTCGAGTTGAGCCCTACGGTGATCGTGGCTCCGCCCTTGACGATCTCAGTGGGTGGCAGGAACGGATCGTCTGCGGAGTTTTTAATTAGGTTATTTGAGCGATCGTAGGTGACGCCGATCGGGTAGGCGACCGTGGCGACGCTGTAGTCTCGAGGTCGTGATAGCGGGTTCTCGACACGATCCGCGGGCGCTTGCCCTGCCTGCTGCGTCTCGACCGCAGGATCGCCCGATGGCGCGGATGCCGCCGATGGCGCATCGATGTTGTATCCGTAGTTTGCCGTGATCCTCCAGAGCGTAGGGTCGCCCTGATCCTGTGATGGCTGTAGGCTCAGGCAGTAGGCCTTGACATCCTCAGGATGCACCGACCAGATCGTCGGCAAAGATGGATGAGATCCCGCGTAGCCTGGGCCATACGTGGCAGAATCGGTTCGCACCAAAAAAACGCGGGCATAGGTGCGATTGTATTTCTGATCGACGTTAGCCGTGCGCCCCTCGGCGACCTCGCTAAATAGTTTGTACGCCATGTCGCCTCCTTATTTGGGTATTATTAGTGTGCCGGGCTTGATTATGTTAGCCTTCTCGGCAGCGACGACCAGCCGCTCTTGCAATTTGGTTTGTGCCGCATCCTGTTTGGCGGCCTCCTCGAGCGCTAAGACAATCATCTTCTGCGGATCTGCTTGGGCGTTTGTCATCTCCATACGTGCCCTGATCTGCGCCTCAGCAGCGCCGGCAGAGCCGACGACAAACGCCTGAGCGCTGCCTGCCTGAGCGGGCGCGAATTGCTTGACTAGATCTTGGAGAGCCTTGCCGGTGACGCGGGCTTGGGCGGCTCGCAGCTTGTCAGCACTCTCCTTGCTGCCCTTGGCTGCCTGCGCCATGATTGTCTCGAGATTGCCCGTCATCTCCGCGAATTTCTCGGTGATCGTCTTATTGTTGTTAACTATGTCTCGAGTCATTTTGTCGTTGTCTTTGGTCGCATTCTCAAGATCAAGCGTGAGCAATGCCGTCTCTCGGGCTTGCTCCTCAAGAGCAGCGCTGCAGGCCTTGGTCTCTTCCTCTAGATTTTTTGCGGCCTCAGCCTCAAGCATTCTCTCTTGTGCCAATTTACTTTCCGCTGCGGCCTTAGCCGTGGCCTCAGCCTTTGCTGCCATCTCGGCCATAAGCTTGTCGGCCTTAGCCTTAGCATCGACGGCGGGCATCAATTCACTAGGTCTTATCGCAGGGCTGACAAGTTCTGATTTTGCATGAACGCCTGGGCCAGTTAGTCCAAAGGTGAGCATGTTGAAAAAGTCATCGTCGAACGCTTTCTCTTCTCGCAGCCTAGCATCTAGTCGTTTTTTTGCCGCTTCAGAGTTTGCATCCTCGCCGGGCAGGGCGGCAGTAAAACTAAACTTGACCGCATCGCTAATGTTCTTTGGCGTTGGCAGGCCTTTGTAATCCTCCATGAGTTGCCGTATGCCAGCGACAACCTCGTCAAACATTGTTTTCAGCGATGAGACGCCTTCAATCAATTTGTTAGCAACGTCTTTGGCAATCTGCTTACTTGATTCAAATATAGAGGCTAGGCCTGCTGCTTTATCTTTGGGATCGACCACGGGCAGGAATGCTGCAGCGATTTCTTGCACGACTTCTTTAACTCCTTGAAACGCGCCCTTGAGTGCGGCGAACGCCTTCTCTGGCTGAATGATGGCAAGCATCTGCTTGCCTATTTCTGTTAGCAGGTCGTTGAACCCAGCGGTAACTTGGCGAAGCATGCCCTCAAATGAGTTGGCAATTTTGCCCGCTGTATCTGCTGCCTCTTTAGTGTTCGACGCGCCGAACACTGCACGTACTGCGGTTGCGCTGCTGACTGCTCCATCCTTGACCGCCGCTAACGCATCCTCAACGCTATAGGCATTGCCCGTGACTGATTCGAGCTCTTTGGCCAGTGCTTCAAATACTCGTAGGCCACCCTTCTGCAATGTCTGCAGTGGGCCATCGGTGGCGATTGCCGCGCCACGTATCTCAGTGATTGCGCTAGCGACCGCATTAGCGCCAGCAGCCCCGCCACCAAGTATCTCGATGGCGTTGCCAGTCTGGGCAAGGATAGTGGCTGCCCCTGCCGTGCTCATGCCAGCAGAAGTGAATTGCTCGAATGCCTTGGCAAGATCCTCGAGCGGTACACCAGTGTTGCTACTGATGTCTCTCAGATCTTTAATTACTTTGGTGCCATCCTCGACTGATTGCGCCATGTGCTGAGCGCGTATCGTCATCGTTTGAAGAGCGCCACCCATTTTCAGAATTGAAACGCCAGCTTGTAACGGCATGCCGACAAAGAAAGTGAACACGCCCCTGGCCATGTCAAGCAAGCCCTTAACGTCGTTAAGAGACTTAAGGCCTAGCATTTCTGATATGTTGATTGGCTCGACTTTGGCGATGGCCTCGAGGCTTTCCTTCGATTTGTCTGCCGTGTCGCCTACGGTTTCAAGGCTCTTGCTGGCATCCGCGGCCCCTTTGGTGACATCGGAGCCATGCCATGCCATCTGTACTGAGAGTTTGGCGATACTAGCCATATGCCTGCTCCCGTGTCATGATCTTGGCCCCGGTCTCTACCAGTGCCGTGAGTGTCGTACGCTCTGCCTCCATCTCTGCGCAGAGATCTCGAGGCATGAAGTCTGCTATTTTTGCGCCCTTACTCCACGCTGCCATCGGTGCCCATGCCGATAGTGCATGCTGAGTGTCGCTGCGGTAGTAGCCCCATGGATCGAGCCGAATGAGTGCGACCCACTCGGCCAGCTCTGTGCTACTCATCCGCTCCTCGATCTCGCCGACCGTCATGCCGAGATGGCCAGCGAGCCGAAATAGCACCCGCCTGAGCGGGCGCTTGGCTAGTTTTTTTCCACGTCCTCAGGACGCAGGCCTACAAGTTTGCAGGATGCGTCCCACAACTTATCGACGGTGTGAGCAGGCAGCCCGCTCACGACTGAGATCTCATTGTCGTTAAATAGTCTCACGCCCTGCTCGTCGCAGATTGTGAGCACTAGCATGCGAGCCCGGATGTTTGCATACCGAGCCGCGCCCTCATGCTCGATCTGCCAGGCATCCCATTGATCGCGCTGGCCTGCCGTGATCTCGCGCAGGCACACATCTCCGCCCCACTCGGGCACGGAGATAGTGATAATCTTTGGCTTTGCGCCTGCGAGAATAGCTGCTTTGTCAAGAGCCATTAGGTATTGTCCTTGTCACTCAATTGCATTGTGACCGTGAAGCGCAGTGCCTCATCGGTCGCACCGATATCAGGATACCCGATCTCGGAGATGTAGCCATCATACACTGCGAGCGTGTCGATGTTAGCCCCGCCAAGATCAACTGTTACGCGGGTGTGTACCTTGCTGGTACGGCGAGTATTTAGCAAGCTCAGCAAATTGGTGGCGGTCGCTGTATCGTCGAGGTACATCGTGAATTGAACCGTGCCTGGGTCGTGGCGCACGGGTATACGCTGCATGGTCGTATCGCTCAGCGCGGTCACGTCCGCAAACGTGGTCGAGCGCGCATTGGCGGCGATGCTCACTAGCCCGCTGAGGGCTGCGGTGGTTCCTGCTGTGGATGAGGTCAGCGTTGCATATGCTGCGGTGCTGCCCGGCCCGAGTACATTTGGCATATCGAGACTCCCTTACTGGTATGTGCCCACGATATCGATAGTCGTGAGCCGAGCTAGCTCGTCGGTCCCATCTCCTCCGAGCTCGGATTGATCCTGCGCCTCTTCGATGCGCCAGTGATGGATTGTTGTCGAGGACACGGTGTGCCGTCCCGGTGTAGCCTCGATCTGCGCTGCGATCCACACTAGGACGCCCTGCGCATCGGATCGTGTCTCAGCCACTGCCGTGAGAGTTACGCGCTCCGTGATCACGGCAGGCGTACCAGCGAGCAGCATCTGACGCTGAGTGCTGATGCCCTGATAGACGACATAGGGCAGGGACGAGCCCACTGGCGCATTCTCAGGCGATATGCCACCGGGTACAGTCGTCGCGTAGTTGCTGCGCCCAACGAGATAGGTGCGCAGGAGCTTGCCTAGTGCGCTCATGTATCACCTATGTCGGGTACTATTTTGCCCTTGGAGATCAGATTGTCTATTGCGATTTGAAGATAATCCGCGGTGATCTC